CCTACCATTCATTGCACCAATGTCTCGCAATGAGTAAGCTGCAGCAGAGCCACCGAATCTACGAGCTATACCTAGATCAGTGTACGCATCTTGGTATCCGTTGGTAATATCCCACGCACCACCAAGGTTGCCCTTAAGTACATTCTGGGCGGCACCTAGTTGTTCGGAGGACATAATTAATCAGTAAATTCTGAAGCGTGAATACTTGCTGATACGCTACCGTCCCGGATAAATTTAGCTGCGACTGCCGCTTGTTTACTCCAAGTGTATGAACGTCCAGCGAAAAGGATGTGACCGTTTGTGCTTGTAGGAGCTGAACCGTCATAGGTTACTCGAACGTCTGCTAGTTGTACATCTAGTACAATGTATCGAGTCAAGCTATTGAAAGCAGTTCCGAACTGCACAGCAGCATCTGCTACCGCAAGGGTTTGGTCCGCCACTCCGGAAGTCGGCTTTGGATATAAGTTGGTTACGAATGAGTTTGCCATAGGACTATTTTACATTAAGTGTCAACGACTTTGGCGGTTGACGTAGGTTGAAAATTTGTGATTGATTGAGTTATTGTTGTTACGAATATCTATTTGCTCCAACTGGGAATCTATGTAGCTCTGTGCTACCTCTTCTTCAGTCAAAGCTTTTCCGTGTTGGCCGTCCATACGTAGGAAGTCCGCATAAGCTGAGTGAGCTAAGAAATTAAAGAACTCTCCCGGGATGTCTATTGAATCCGCTGTGAAGAGTGGTAGTTGTATTTTATAAGTTACGAATACTTTACTATCAGTGCTGGATACAATGTTTAAAACATTTGCACCCGTTGCATCCACAAAGAAGTCGTACTCCAAAGCAGAGTTATTGTAAAAGGCTTGCTTTCTATGGATTCTAGTAAAGTCCCCTATAGTGCTTTTACCGGTTTCTGCGTAGGGTATAAGGTTTTTTGGTTCCACTAGTAATGAATCCGAACCAGCTCGCGGTGTCCAAGTTGTAACATTTTCTAATACATCTTTTTTAAGTGTATCCGCTTCTGTAAACTGAGATGTACCAGCTGTTACTCTATATTTTCCGTCGGACTGAATAGCAGCCGAAGCTCCGGTCTGTACTAACCAAGCATTGTTTGAGTCCTTGTAGATGATTACTGTAGTAGTTGTTACACCTTGGTAAACATTTGTACCTACTGTTCCTACGTTGCCATCATTTGTTCCTAAGAACTTATAGTTCTGATTTACACTAGTGCTTGTACTAGCAGTTGCACCCGATAGTGTATAAGCGTTAATGTCTCTACCTTCGGAAGAAACTAAATACCTAGGCCAAGATGGGCTCATATGATAAGCTTGGGACGCACGTCTGTTAACGAAGTTAACAATGTTTGCATCCTCCTCGGTAGTGAACGAACCCACTCCGGACAGTGCTTGTATAAGTGCCTTTAAGTCAGCGTAAGTTCTATCTTGCATTATATTTGATTAGGGCTCAGTTCCGGGAACTTTTTGTTGTAGTACTTCAAGAACTCCTTGGAGTGCACTTGATCGTGTCCGTATTTTTTAGTTAGTCTAAAGAAGTCCCTAGCCGGAATAGTAGCCACTGGTCTACCTAATGTAGGGTGGCACTTTCCTCTAAGGTCTTTAGCTTCTTTTTGTGCTTGAGCTACACGTAGGTGCTCGGTTTCTTTTTCTAATTTGAAACCACTCTTGATTTCAGCCAAGAATGCTGCATCAATCTCACCGTCAGTAAAGCTACGAGGTATGTCCGTAATGATATCCATTAAACTAATGAATCGGGTTTACGATCATTCAATAAAGATAAGGGATCAACTATAGAAAACCATAAAATCCATCGACCAGCTGTTAGATTAGCTATAGTACCATCAATTTGCATATAAATAGTATGACCTATAGTCTGAGCTGGGGAATAAATATTGTAATTAGGTCTTTCAAATACCGTTCTCTCTCTATTATTATAAAGAGCTAAAGCAGCTGCTGCTCCATTTGCTGCGTCTGTTCCGCCGGTTAGTCCATCTAACCCAGTAGCTGAACCAGTTAAAAGTAAATCTAGAGGTTGAGAAAAAGCATTACCATTATTCTGTAAAGAATAACCAGCAGCTCTATCATCTAATTCTGTGGTTCCAAATAAACTAGCTAGACTCGAAGTAATTTGGTCTAAGTTTGAACTATTCGGTTGCAAGTCACAATAAAGTGCTAAATCACTGGCACCAGCTGTTGCTTCTACTACAGTAAAACCAGCGTTTAATATGTACCCGCTTCTAGGTATTTGTGCGATTACTTTTTGATTAGCGAATCCATATTCTTGAGTTGTATTAACTCCAGTTAAAGCTCCTACTGTGCCTAAAAATCCGGGCATCTGTAGGTCGTTATAATCAAATTCCAAAGTGTGAGTAATGCCTCCTCCGAGGTTTCCAGATTGTAATTTTGCCATAATATTTTGTTTGTAAAATTTTTTAAAAAGTAGCTGAGGGTCACATTGCGTGACCCCCAACCAAATTTAAGTGTTATACTCCAGCAGCAACATTACTAATATCAAATTTTAGTAATGCTTTTCCTTGAGTAGCTGAACCCATTCCAACTGTTGATCCGTTAGAAACAACTGCAAGAACAGATGTGTTCCCGGAAGCTGCAACCACTTTACCGAACGCATCATCAAGATCTGCACCAGTATTGATGAACTCTAGATCTTGTGTATCGTCAGTTGAGAAGCAGTTTACTTCCTCAACGAGTGCATCGCCGTTTGATGATGTACCGCCACCGTTAGTAGTTGAACCGTCACCTAGACCAATTGCTATAGTAGCGTCAGAAAGAGTTCCTCCGCTGAATTTTTCTAGGATAGTGATACTTGCTCTGCGAATAGTTCCAGCAAAAAGTGCTGCAGCTGCTTTCCCAGATCCAAGTGTTAAGAAAACAAACTCTTCTCCAGTTGAAGTAGATAAGTCAGCGGGTGTGATTTCAACTTGAAAGTTGTATCCTCCACCGGCTCCTTGATTGTTAACTGTTTGTATTTTGCGTAATGCTTTAGCCATAATATTACTTCTCCTTTGTTAATAATTAAGAGATTGCTTGAATATAACCGTGTGCTCCGGGGTGGTATACACCTAGAGTTAAGGAAGCATCAACATATCCACGCTCACCACCACCCATATTAGGGAGACGAGTTGAACCTAATGGAATTAACTCGTGAACACCGTAGTATTCTGGGTTAACTAAGTATCCAGCACCGTTTGCTATACCACCAGTTACTGCTGGCATACAATCCGGGTTACCGTTTACTACTGAAACAATACCGTGATCTGATTGATATAAGTCAACAGATAGTTTGATAGCTGATTCATTACCGTTGTAGTTCATTGAACGTACGTCAGTGGCTGCACCACTACGAGCGAAGTCAGAGATTTCGTTACGAAGAGCTGTGTCAGCAACAAGCATAAGGTCGTTCACAGTTCCAGTTTCACGATAGATCGAAGAGATCATTGTGTTAAGAACAGTTTCTGTGAATGCAGTACCATTAGCATTGATTGAAGCAGCTGGAGTACGGAATGCAGCTGGAACATCAGCTGGACCAGCGGAATCAATCCAGTCACCTAGACCACGTAAACCGTAAGATGTACCAGCACCGTTTTCAACAGAGCGGTCTTGAGTACCAGCGAGGGTAGCTTCAATGTCGCGTTTGATTTCACGGATTGCTTTAGCTTCTGCTTGGGCGATCTTAGCTGGACCTACTGAATCAACAGCCTCTTGGAGGTCTGATACCATATAGTCCCGGCGGAATTTTTGTGTGTAGTTACCTAGACGAGCACGTCCAGAGAATTTGTCAGTGAACGCTTGTACGTCAGCTCCTTCAGCAACACCAGCAGTTGATGGTGCACTTAGGCTGTCGACAGTCCACTCAACAAATGTTGAGCTAGCTTTCTGCTTAGAAGCAGAAGAAAGGATCGGAGTTTCTTCGGGAGCAAGAATTGACAAAACATCAGTCAAGTCTTCTCTGTTGGAAACACCAGATCCCGGATTAGTTGTATCGAATGTATTTGAGAATGACATCGTATATTATAATTAGGATTGTTTGTTTTTTAATTGTAGAGTTCTGAGAGCTATGAAATCACTCTTGTTGCCAGACTGTCTAAATTGTTGGTTAAAGCTTTTAAGTGCTTTAGCGGACTTTCCCACAGTTTTCTCTGATGTTGATGCAGCACTTACGGCTGTTTTAGGTGGACTTAACTTCGTAGAGGTTGGGCTATTTTTGATGGTTTTCCGTCCGTATATACTGTTAGCAGCGTGAGCCATAATATAGTTGAGCTGTGCTCCTATTTCTGGTTCTGCTTTATCTAATAGTTTTTGGAATCGGGAATCACCGACCATAGCTTCATAGTTCTTACGAGTGTCGTTATCCTCTCCTTGTAACCAATCCAACTCTTGTGTAGCTTGTGTATCAAAGGCTTCTTTAAGCTGTTTTGATTGTGCTACTGTTTGGAGTGTTTTCAGTTGAGCCGGTAAGAATTTATCCCTAGCCTTGCGTGCGTTCAATAGGCTTTTACGCACATCAGCTTTGGTAAGCTCTTTTCCTTCTACTTCTGTTACGACATCCTCTGGTCCGTACCCGTCTGCGTTGAACAACATTTCCTCAGCCCACTCTATTACTTCTGTTACTTCTTGAGCTTTTTCTTGCAAACCCTCTAATGAATCTACTGATTCATACGGGTTGTTAGCTACTTGTTGAGTCTCTAATGGATTCTTTGTTTGGAGTTGAGCTTCCATCGCTTTGAGTTTCTCTTCAGCTGCTTTACGCTTTGCTGTAAGTTCCCCAAATCGAGCTACTGCTCTACTGCCTAGCTTTTCGGATAGTTCCTTGAGGTCATCTTCGGACATCTCATCTAGATCTAACTGTGAAAGAACATCGTCGGATACTTCGGATTGCTCCTCTGTTCCCTCTGATTGTTCAGCAACAACTTCTTCGTTGGTTTCTTCCGCATTGCTCTCAACCTCGGCTTCTTCCACTACTTCGTCTGTTGCTTCAACATTGGCTTCCGCTTGTGGAGCTTTCTCCTCTGCTTGGCCTAAGCGACGGTTAATAAAATCCGTCACTGACATATTTGACTGTTCCGCTGCTGTTTCTGTTGTGGGTTCAGCGTCTCCCACTGTGATTTCGTTTGACATAATGTTTCCGCTTGTTTACGACGAGCGTAGTCGATGGTTATATTATATACTATACATCAATAGCATATAATTAAAGTCTATCAGCGTAGCGTACTTGTAGGTTTCGCCAGTCACACATTTGAAGTATTTGGTCGTATGTCAGTATTCGACCCGAGATTTGTTGTATCTCTTCGTTGCTTGCTTTATGCAAGTCCTCTATTGATTCCTCTCTGAGGTCGCTTATGGTATTTAGGAACCGAGCAAAGTGCTCGTGCTGTCCTAACGATTGTAGGTCTTCTTCTAGTGTCATAAATTAATCAGTAAAACCGGTACGCATAATATTAACCATACGAGGTCCTCGGTCTTTTACTTGGTCGAACCATAACGAATCTTCCATTTCGTCCGCAGCTGTATTGTAGTCATTTACATCAAGGGCTGCTTTCATCTTCTTAAACTTTTTTAGTTTGTTTAAACCTAGGTTGAAGGACATATCAATAATAGCTACTTGAACATTAGCTGGTCTGGACCGCAAGTTTGGGTCAAATTTTATAGCGTCCTTAACTGCTCGTGTAGATGAGTACTTGTAGAGCTCA